TAACAATGCGTCTGACTTGTTGAAGGTGCGAGACATCATGTTCATTGTCGATAGCAAAACGCCAACCCTGCATATCGTTAGCGTTCTTTCCAACGCTAGTGGCGTGGTTGACATCAGTGACGGCACCGCCGTCGCAGAAACCGACAGCGACTAATTGAGTGGGGGGCTAACGCCCCCCTCTCCCCTTTTTGGTGTTGGAGATTTGATGTGGCGACTAATGACACTGATGTAACAATTTGTTCGCACGCGCTCCAACTGCTTGGTGAAAACACAATCTCATCGTTCTCTGATGGGACGGTCCAAGCAAACGTTTGTTCAGAACTTTACCCAGATACCCGCGACATGGTTCTAACCATGTACCCCTGGAGCTTTTCGCTTGTTAAGGTGGACCTTCAGCAATCCTCAACAGCGCCAATCAATGAGTGGACGTATAGTTACCCGATGCCTTCCGATTCATTGGCAAGCATCCCACGCGCTGTGTTTAGTTCAAGTGCCGTAGGGGCTGCGCCGATTACTGGCGGATGGGAAGTCTACGAGCGCAATATTTTTACAGACCAATCCACCATTACCATTGACTACCAGAAACGGCCTCTCGAAGAAGAAATGCCGTCATATTTTGTGCAACTGCTAAAATATGTTGTTGCAATGCACATCGCCTATCCTGTCACAGACCAACTAGACAAAGCCCAGCATTGGGAGCGTATTTCTTTCGGCAACCCAGCGGAAGGCGGGCGCGGTGGTTACTTTAGACAGGCGGCGGCAACAGATGGAATGGGCGCTGGAACCACCTTTATAGGTGATTACCCACTTGTAGACACACGCTTGACGTTGAGTTAGCCATGGGCCGGTTTGTAAAAGTTCAAACCAATTTTGCAGTGGGCGAGATAAACCCGGAGCTACGCGGGCGTATCGATCTGCAACAATATGAAAGTGCGCTGGAGCGTGCGCGGAATGTAATCTGCAAGCCGCAGGGCAGTGTCGAGCGTCGGCCTGGGCTAAAGTACATTTACACCATACCCGACGCGGCATCACCGGATAATGGTGTGCGCCTTGTGCCATTTACGTTTAGCACCACACAGACGTACATGCTTGTTTTTTCCGGCACGCGAATGATGGTGTTTAAACAAGGCGTGCAAGTCGCCAATATAAACGGCACCGGTAACGATTTCTTAGACGTATCCTCTAGTGTAAGCGGAGTAACGGATGGCATTACGTCTGCCCGCCTGACGAATCTTTGGTATACGCAAAGCGCGGACACGCTGTTGTTATTCGAGGAAACAATGACGCCGCTAAAGATACAACGCGGGGCAACGGACGCAACGTGGACTGTTGCAGACATTGCGTTTGAGCATGTTCCTTACTATGCGTTTACTCTTACCTCAACAAACCCCGGCGTTACGCTAACGCCTTCCGCTGTTACAGGTGAGATCACGTTGACCGCGAGTGCCGCAGCGTTCCATGACGGCAGGTCGAATACAGCCCAAGCCGGTGGGAGCGCAACGATCACGCTCGACAGCGGAGCGTCTAGCACAGACGATATTTTCAACGGCTCTGTAATTAGGACAACAGGCGGCACGGGGTCTGGGCAGACGCGAGTCATTTCTGATTATGTTGGTAGCTCGAAAGTGGCAACTGTATCTGTTGCATGGACAACACAACCAGCCAGCGATACGACATTTACGATTGAGTCCCTTGTAAACCAATACGTCGAGTCGAACGATAATTTTGGCAGGGCTAAGATTACAGCAATAACGAGTAGCACTGTAGTCAAAGCAACCACCATTGTTGGGTTCTTTAACACTGACGCAATCGCGTCTGGCGCGTGGACCCTGGAAGCGGGCTATGAAGATGCGTGGTCTAGCACTAGAGGCTGGCCGCGCTGCGCTGTTTTCCATGAAGGTCGGTTGATTGTTGGTGGTTCGCAGTCACTGCCGTCCACTGTGTGGGGTAGCCGCGTTGGTGACTATTTCGATTACGATGAAGGCCGCGCACTTGATGACGAAGGCATGAGTGCGACCATTGACACAAACCAAGTCAACGCCATCGTCGGTGTGTTTTCCGGGCGTGATCTACAAATATTTACAACCGGCACAGAGTTTATCTGTCCGCAGATCGACGGTTCACCACTGACGCCAGTTTCGTTTATTTTCAAGCCAATGACAACGCGGGGATCAAAAGGCGGCACCCAGCCAGTTAGTACAGAGGGCGGCACGCTGTACTTGCAACGCGGCGGGAAAGCTATTCGGGAATTTTTGTTTAGCGATGTCGAGGGCAGCTATGTGTCCAATGACATTAGTTTGTTGTCCAGCCACCTTTTGCAGACTCCCACCCGTATGGCTATGCGGCGTGGCACGAACGTTGATGAAGGCGATTTGATGTTCGTCACCAATAGCGGTGATGGGTCTATTGCCGTGTTTTCAATCTTGCGTTCGCAGAATGTCGTAGCGCCAAGTCTGTTTACAACGGATGGATTGTTCAAGGATTGCCAAGTCGAAGACGCGGACGCACCGGTAATCTATGCCGTTGTGAAACGGACGCCACCGAATGAGTCAACTTGCGAAATTGTGATTTCCGATTACGCCAACATTTCTACAGGTTCCACCATTGTCCTAAAAACTGCTTCTGGAACGTCCGTAACATTCACCAGCGCCGGGTCTGCCGGGACAAGCCAATGGGAGAATACGAGTTCAAACAACCAGAGCGCCACCAACTTGGCCGCTGCGATCAACGGCCATGCAAGTTTTTCGGCTAGTGCTTCAACGGCAACGGTGACTGTGACTAGAGCGGCAGTGGGTAGAGAAAACTTGACGGTCACGTCATCTGACGCCACCAGAATGACAGCGACGAATTTCACAAACGCTGATTTCTATTATCTGGAAGCATTCAGCGCTGACCACACTACCGACTGTTCTATTCAATATACAGCGACGGCCAGCAATCTACCCGGTTCAACAACCGTCAGTTCACTAAACTTTCTTGAAGACTACACAGTAAAGGTTATCGCTGACGATAATATGTTATCTGACGTTACAGTTGCATCGAACCAAGCGACAGTGGATCGGGTTGCGACAACCTATATGGAGATCGGCTTAGAGTATCCAAGTTTCACCGATGCGTTGGCTAATGATGCTACCAAAACAACACCTTTAATCCGTACAATGCCAGTTGAAACGCGTCTTCCCAGCGGCCCTATTACCGGCAACAAAAAGCGCATTGTCAAAGCTAACCTTATTTTGGACAACACACAGAACTGCACGGTCAACGGATCAGACATTCCGTTCCGGCAGCTTGGCACGTCATTTTTAGATCAAGGCATTGATAAATTTACCGGTACAAAATCTATCGGCCCATTCCTTGGATATGATTTGAAAGGACAAATCGAAGTGACGCAATCGCAACCCATGTTTCTGACGCTGTTAAATCTCGACTATCGCGTCAGTGTGGCGACAGACTGATGGCTGGCATAGGACTCGCATTATCCGCCGCGTCGGCTTTTGCTCAAGTTAAGCAAGGCAGCGCCCAAGCCGCCATGCTTAAAGGGCAAGCGCAAGCGATGGGTGTTCAAGCCCAATATACGCGGTTCAATGCAAAACAAGCGTCTTTAAAGCATAAAAAGACATCAATAGACGAACTGGAAAAGGTGTTGATGACAACCGCAACGATCAACGCGGTTGCTGGCGCAGGGCATATGAGTCCATTCACGGGCAACCCACAAGGGTTGCGTGTGCGTGCGTTTGAGGTTGGTGGTCAGAATTATGCAACGGCGGCGGGTAATGAGTTAATCACCCGATTAACTGGCGAAGCTCAAGCAAACATGCAGTTGTATCAAGCGGACCAACTTCGCCAAGCAGCAAGGGTTGCAAAGCGGTCAGGAATTATGGGCGCTATGATGACGCTGGCTGGTGGCGCGTTTCAATATTATCGGACAAGCATTCCTAATTTGGGCGGCGGTGTGCCGACTACTGGCGCGGGCGCATTTGGTGGCTCTGGCGCGTTTCCAACATCTGCCGTGCCTATGAGTCAAGGTGTAACCGGCGCAGCCGGGATGTCCCCGTCTATGGCACCGTTGTACTACGGGCAGCGTGTCGGTCCTGGGATGTTAGGGGTTTAAAATGGCTAGGCCCGCACTCCCCCGCGCATCATTCCTTGGCAACGCACTTCGCGGTGGTGTGGCACCAGTAACCCCCGGCACAGTTAGCGTGCCCACCAGCAACCCAGCGCTGGAAATGGAAGCCCGCAGTTACAATAGCCTGTCGCAACGTTTAAACGCGTTCAGCCAACAAGCTTTTGGTATTGCAGAGGAACGAGCAAAAACAGCGGGCCAAACCTATGGGATTACAAATGCCCCGACATTAGAGCAAGTGGAGTCAGCAAAAGAATTAGGGCAGTCTGTTGAGGTTGTAGGCGACCAAAATTCGTTGCGGGTTTATGAGCAAGCGGCTTATGCGGGTTCTATGGCTGTAGTCGAATCGCATTATTCAACGGCAGCACAAAAGGCCATGACCGATGTGTTTGTTGCGGCGGATGCGGATTCGCGGATTACGCCCCAGGAAGTGCAGATGCAGATGCAGGCCGTTGTCACGGAATACACCAAATCTTTGAATATGCTTGATGCAGCCAGTGCAGCAAAGCTGACGAATAAGCTGGGCATCATGGCGAACAGTAAGTATGTCGAATTCAACCGCAGCTATGCCACCCGTATGCAAAAGCAGATGGTTAATGGCGCAATCGTTTCGGCTGATGATTATTTAGATAAGGTTTTGCCATCTCTCGTTTCCGGTTACAACGCAACAAATGCAGAGGTGTCACTTGATGTGTCCATACGTTCGAGCCGCGCTAATTTAGAGGCAACCCTTGAAACTCAAAGGGTGGGCATCGTTGACCGTAATAAAATTTTAGACCGGTTCGATAAACTGGTTATCGACAACAAAATCAATGCAATTGTCCGCATGTCTGATGATGTGACGGGCAGTGAACCATTAGATGATGTCGTTGCAATGATTAAGTCTTTGAAAGAGGGCAAAGCAGAAGCAAGCAAGCAAGAGATTTTTGACTCGCTGACGCCAGAGCAAAAACGCAAATCGTTAGGGGATTTGTTCAGCGCCGGTACAGCTATGAAACAACAGTTAGGCGATGATGATGATACCGCAAAAGCAGCGCAGATAGACCTTTACAATAAGTTCCAAAATGAAGTGTGGGCTAAAGACCCAGACTATGAAGATTTAAAGAAACGTATTCTCGCCAGCGGACTCTTACCGAAAGGCGATTACGGCAAGGACTCGTTGTTATCGCGTATCAACCAAATGGAAAACGCCAAGAACACAGACGCCGGATCAACCGGCCCAACCTTCGTGCAAAAATCGGAGTGGCGCGAACTTAGGGACAGAATTTACTTGCCATCGAATGATCCAAACCGCCTGACGGCAGAAAAAATAGCGAAATTAGACATTACAGTTTTGCCTGTGTCGGGCAATAACGGAGTAAACCTGACAACTCTTAGGAATTTAGCCAAAGAAGATCAAACCGCAGATGGAAAAGCGTTGAAGGATTTAAAACAAGTATTGTTAGGGCAAGTTAAAGCCGCTGTTGGGTTGAGAGAGTATGGCGATAAAAATCAGGCGGCGGATATGCTATATGCGGATGCCGTGGCTGATCTTGAAAGGCTTGTCCAAAGCGAAATTGAATTTGGGAATATGGATAAATTGCTTAAAGACCCGCTGTTTAAAAACGGCAGTGAAAGACAAAGAGCGTTTATTTCTTATTACAAAGGACAGACCCTAGGGTTACAGGAAAAATTGAAAACCATTGGTAAAAAACTAGACGGTTCCCCACCTGTGGCTCCCAACAATGTGCCGTTTAGAGAGTTTGAAACAAATCTAAGAGTGTTTAGGCAGGACTATAAGAAGATTGCTAAATACCTCAGTGGGCCAAATGTTCTGGATAGGAAAGTTTCAGAAAAACAGGCAAAACAATTTTATGAAGCGATATATGGGCCATGAGTGAAATACGCACACAAGAGGAAGGCGCGTTCACCATTCCGCCGCACATAAGCAATGAGGTCCAAGAGCTTCAAGCTGACGGCGCGACAGAGGAACACATTAAGCGGTTTATTCGTGACAATCCGCCAATGGAAGAACCGGAGCCAGAGTCGCCACAACCGGCAGAAACTGACGATGCACCGCAACCGGCAGAAAACGCGGAATCGGAAGAACCCGGCACCGGTATGGAAATGCTGCGCGGGCTGGCGGAAGGGACACAGCGGGCCATTGATGCTGCCGGGCGATTAGTGCCGTTGCCTAGTATGGAAATCAATGAACAGCCTGTAGAAAACCTTACCGATTTTATGGGCGCAGCCGTTGGCGACATAGGCACAGAGTATGAATTGCCGACAACAACAACTGGCAAGGTTACATCTGGCATCACGCAAACTATGTGGGGCGCGTTCCCCGCTATGAAGCTGGTTAAGACGTTGGGAGCTACCAACGTGTTCGTCCAGACCGTAGTAGGCGGTGCTGTTGGTGACTTTGTAGTTGGTGACGAACAGCTTGCAAAAGGGATGCTTAACCTTATCGATGCGTTGCCATCCGGTTACGGTGGTGACACAGCCGATAAGATCGTGAACGTAATAGATGAGTGGGCGACTGATCCAGAAAACGGTGGATATGACGATCTGAAAGCACGGACGGTCACTGCACTTGGCGGCATCCCACTTTCTGCCGCAGCGGACAGGTTGTTAAAAGTTGCTGGCATTGCCATGGAATCTGGCAAGGAATCATTGAAAGCCTTTAGAGATACTCTATCCACCCGCTTGCGCGGCACAGAAGCGCCCGCAATGGTGCGGAATGCAGACGAACAATCCCTTATGGATGCACACAGCGCTATTGGTGCCCGCGTTTCTAGGGACGGTGAAGCGCGTAAGGGCACGCCGGTATTTTCAGAGTTGTATCGGCTTTTTGTAGACCGCTTTAATCCTATCAAAAAGCTGCAAGATGAGCTTGCCGCTGGGCGTGAGTTGCCTATCAACATGCGTCCTTACGAGCAAACCCGGTTGCAAGTTTCCGCAATGAACAAAGCGAACTTGTTTCTCGAACATGAGGTTCGCAATTTCCTCACAGGCGAAGTTGTCGGCCCAGGTTTAAAAAAGATCATGGAGCCTTTATCTGGCGACGGGCAAGGGCTGCGAGAGTTCAGTAACTATGCCGTAGCAAAGCGTGCTTTGGAGTTGATGGATCGGCCCAAGCCTATCAAGACCGGGTATGAAGCAGATCGGGCTGCGCTGGAAAAAGTTGTCAGGGAAACCGGCGAGAGGTTTGAGCCAATTTTCCGGGGCGTTGTTGAGTATCAAAACAATGTGCTGAACTACCTCAAGGATTCCGGTGTATTAAGCAAGGACATGGTTAAGGCCATCCAAGAGGCCAACAAGGACTATGTGCCGTTTTTCCGCTTGATGGATCAAGATGGTCCTAGCGGGCTTGCAAAGAAAGTTTATGTGCCGCTTAGAGAAATAAAAGGGTCAGAACGGCAGATTATTGATCCACTAGAAAGCATTATCAAAAACACTTATGCGTTTATTCAAATAGCAGAGCGCAACCAAGTCATTAAATCGCTGCACGATTTAGCCAAGTCCAGCCCGCGAGGCGCGGAGCTTGTCAAGGTATTGCCGATTAAATCAAAGCCCATAAAGATTAAAGGTGAAGAACTAGAAACCGCGATCAAGAAAGCTGATCCTGAAAGTGATCTGTTGGATGTGCTAAGACAATATTCTGGAGAAGCGGGGGGCAAGTTTTTACCCGATGAGGTAAGCATATTCCGCGTGATGTCTGCGCCAGAGCGTTCAAATCAAGTATCGTATATGGCGAAAGGCAAGCGTGTAACGCTTGAGGTTGATGAAGACGTTGCCAAATCTTTAAAGGATATGGACAACGACTCCGTTAGTCTGTTGACCAAGATATTCTCTCTCCCGGCTAAAACGCTGCGGGCTGGCGCTGTTCTTGATCCAGAATTTTTTGTCCGAAATGCCATGCGGGATAATGTGACGGCAGCGGTCTACAGCGCTAACGGGTTTAAACCGTTTCTCACCGATTTCGCTAGTGGGTTTGTTTCGCTGGCAAAGAAAGACAAGCATTACAAAGATTGGCTTAACGGTGGTGGCGCACAGGCAACCCTTGTATCCATGGACCGCCAATATCTGCGCGAGAATTTACAAAAGCTGATGGACAGTGCGGATATGTACACGACAGTTAAGAATGTCGTTAGATCACCACTGGAGATTTTACGCGCCGCGACAGAGTTTGCAGAAAACGCTACCCGTATAGGTGAGTTTAAACGCGCTATGAAAGACGGGCCACAGACAAAAGAGGCTATGCAAGAGGCCGCGTTCCAATCACGCGAGATTACTCTGGACTTTGCCCGACGTGGCGCAGCGACAAAAAGTATGAATATGTTAGCGGCATTCTTGAACGCAAGGGTGCAGGGCTATGACCGCATGGTACGGGCTATGGTCAACAATCCTGTGCGGACAAACTCGCGGGCCGCGATGTTTATCACAACGCCATCAATCCTTTTGTGGATGCACAACAATTCCACAGAGGAACGCAGAGAGCTATATCGCGCTGTGCCGGAATGGCAGAAGAATTTGTTTTGGGTTGTTATCAACGACGATGGTGAACACGTTCGCATCCCTAAACCATTCGAGCTTGGCGTTTTGTATGGTAGTGTTCCAGAGCGGTTACTGGACGCGTGGGCGGGCAACCGTAAGATAGAGGACTTACCGCATGACCTTGTGAAAGCGGTAGGCTTAGACCCTTACTCGTTGGCGAGTAGTATTATGCCAACGTTCGCGCAGCCGGTTTTAGAGCAAATGAACAATTATTCGTTCTTTAGAAATCGTCCTTTAGAGCCGGGCAGTATGTCAGACCCACGAACAGCACCACGGGCGCAAGATAGGTACACGCTTTACACATCTGAAACAGCGAAAAAGATTAGTGACCTGTTTGGTGGTGCCGGTATTCCTGTGTTGGAGAACATGAGTCCCATTGAGGTGGAGAACTATATCGGGCAATGGACGGGTGGTTTAGGCCGCAAATTTAATGAGTTAATTTTAGAACCAACAGGCAAAGCGTTGGGCGTATTGCCAGAGCAAAACTTGCCCGCAAAAACACTTGCCGACATCCCATTCGTCAAAGGGTTTGTCATTCGTCACCCAGATCGTAACAACCAACAAGCGATTGATTTCTATCGGCGCAGTGACGAAGCGATGGAGTGGGTGAACAGTTATAAGAAGCGTGAGCGTGAAGGAGATTTGGACAGAATCAAAGAGCTTATGAATGCAGAAGGTGGCAAAGCAAAGGTGTTCGCAACCATCGAAGATGATATTCGTGGTATTCGTGAAGATATGTCTGAAATGAGCGCTACGATTGGGGAGATTTACAAACACCCGACCATGGATAAGACAGAGAAGCGGGTCAACATTGATAACATGCTTACAATGATGCACCAGTTAGCCATTATGGGTAATGAAATGCTCGACAAGGCAGAGGAAGCACGCAAAGCCTGGGAAAGCACAGTGGGCAAATAATTTTTTGATGAAGGTGTAACAACGCTAAAGTTGTGATATAGGATTGAGTCATGGCAATTACAGTAGAAGCAGTTCACAGAAAAGTTCAGTACACCTCGACGGGTAGCTTGGGGCCGTACAGCTTTGCGTTCAAAGTTCTAGCGGCAACGGACATAAAGGTTTCTGTTGATGCCACGTTAAAAACGGTTACGACACACTACACCACATCGTACAGCGCTGACGGCACTGGCAGCGTTACGTTCACCAGCGGCAATGCACCGGCTTCCGGTACGCTGGTGACTATCGAATCAGATCAGGCTATTGCCCGTACAACAGACTACAGCACTGGCGGCGACTTCACGGCGGCATCAATCAACGATGCGCTGGATCGGTTGACCATTAACGATCAGCAAATCGAAACAGAGCTATCGCGCAACATCCAACTGTCTGGAACCACAAAGCGCACAACGTCATCGACCGGGACAAACGGCCCGCTCTTGTGGCCCTACGACGCCACGCCCAGCAACAACGCCAGCAAAGTGGTGGCATACGACAGTGCGGGCACTTCGCTGGAGCTTGGGCCGACAACTTCACAGATTACCGGCGCGGCGACTTCAGCGACGGCAGCGGCGACTTCAGCTACAGCGGCAGCAACTTCCGCCACGGCGGCTGCATCTTCAGCGTCAGCGGCGGCCAGTTCAGCCGAAACCGCTGCGGGCGGAATTTCAACGGCGGATGCGACGGCCTTGGCCGTGGCGCTTGGCTAGTGGCACTTGGCTAAATGGGGGGAAGCATCCCCGGAGGAGTAAGACATGGCGAATACTTTTAAGGTAGCAACGCGAGCAAGTGTAGATCACAGTTCCGCTGACACAATTTACACCGTACCAAGCTCAACGACGACAATCATTCTAGGCATGACGATTTGCAACCGTCATAGCGCGGCAACTGACATTGATGTGAAGCTGGTTTCGGACACGTCTGGCGGCAACCCAAACACAAACGCTGATGTGTTTTTGCTGAAAGATACGAGCATTCCAGCCGGTTCGACGTTAGAGGTGTTTGGCGGTCAAAAGATCGTTTTGCAAACGACGGATAGTATCACCGCCCAAGCGGCGGCGAATGACTATGTCGACATCAGCCTTAGTTTTATGGAGATTACTTGATGCGGTACCTCGGCGCACAACCGACTTCAACAAGCCTGAATCAAGGCTCATTAGCCAATGACTTTGTGACAGAAGCGATGATGGCAAATGACGCTATCGGTCTGCCAGAACTTAAATCCGGCATCGATGGCGAATTGATTACCTGGGATGCCAGCGGGAACCCAGCCGCCGTTGCAGTCGGCACAAGCGGCCATTTTCTTAAATCCCAGGGCGCTGGGAATGTGCCAGTTTTTGCAGAGGTCAGTGCTGGTGGAGGTCTGGTTAAGCAAATGCAGACGGTGGCAATAACCGGTACGGATTCAACTACATCGACTTCACGGGCGGACATTACAAGCTTCACCTTAACGGTGACAAGTTTGATTTCAAGCGACAAAGTTTTGCTTACTGGCCTTGTGAACGTCGGCACAAACAATTCCGACTATGCCTCGTTTATTCATTTGGATCGAGCGGGCACCGAAATTGGTCAGGGCGCGGCAGCAAGTAGCCGACGCCGAGTTCACTCAGGAGAGTTCGTAAGCAATAACGTGATCGTGGGCGTCCCAATCTCTTTTTTAGATAGCCCGTCAGCTTCAGGCGACGTTGTCTACAAAGTCCAATTCTCAACGGAAACGGGCAGCACCACCTACGTCAATCGGTCGGGTTCAGACGCCGACAACGCGAGCAAGGCCCGCTCGGTCTCGACCCTTACCGCATTAGTAATAGATGGGAGTTAGCCATGACCGTTAAGTTAGAAAACATGGCAGAAATCATTGCCTGGAAGCATGACCATCAGGAAGGAATGAGAACCTCCGACGGTGAGATCGTCGCCTTTCCCGGCGGCATCCCAAGCGATAGCGATATCAATACTTGGAAGGGTGAATATGAAGCTCACCTTGCGGCCACCGCCTACGTTGACAAACGTCAAGCCGACTATGCCTCAATTGGCGATCAGTTAGATATGCAATACTGGGACGCGGTGAATGGCACCACAACGTGGAAAGACCATGTTGCCAAGGTCAAATCGGACAACGCGAAGCCCGATTAAGGTAGGTGTGAGATCGATGTCCTGACCATTGCCGCCGCTGTAGCGGCCACCAAAACGCTGGTTAAGAGCGCCAGGGGTGTGCAAGAAATCGTCCATGGGCTGGACGGAGTTTTCCAGGCGCAGGAAGACCATGAGAAAAATAAAGATCATCAGCCCGGTAGCAGCATAGGCAAAAAGAATAAAGCTATTCTGCAAAAACGTGCAGCCGACGATGGCTCTGAAACGTCAACGTCGGCAGCGGCTGGGGCCGTGATTGAGCAGATTCAGCTTCAGCAACAACTCGACGATTTACGCGATGAGATTTGCCGAAAGTTCCCCGCCAAACCTGGAGAAAAAAACACCTGGGATAAAATCCTAGAAGAACGTGACACGCGGATTGCCGCCAAAGCGGAACGTGAGAAGCAGGAAAAAATTGACGCTGAAGAGCGAGCAGAACGCCGTAAAGCCATGTTGATTCAGGTGGCCCAGGGCGCTGTGGTGCTGATCGTTTTGGCTGGCATTAGTGGGTTTCTCTATTGGGCGGCCACGTCTGGGCCGGCGGTCCAATAAGCCATGGAACTTACAGCTACTCACGCGATCCAGGGTGTTTTACTGCTAGCCACTGTCGTTGGGGGATACGCTGTCGTAAAAAGCAACCTCGCCAGGGTCATGGAAGACCTCGATGTTTTCCACAAAAACTTCGACAAATTCAAAAGCAATTTTGATGCACGGCTAGATGATGCGGAATCACAACGTGCCGTATTTTCTAGTCAGATCGATGTCCTCAAAGACATCAACTCCGTATCCGCTTTGGAACAGCGCAACAGGGAACTGGCAACGATGCAAGCTGAGTTGCGAGTGCTTCGCCAGATGACTGAACACCTGATGCACATACACAATTCCAAACATCCCAGGATGGAGTGAGCTATGGGACAGACCATAACCCTGTTGGCTATCACTATTTTGTTAGGCGCATGTCGCTGGCGGATGCCGGTCGATTGGTTTGGATACTGATGCTGTTTGATCACTTCAACGACATTCCATTAAACGGTTGGCCTTATCTCTATTTCAAACCTGACGAGGTTGCGTGTCGCGGCACGGGCAAGATTCTCATCAACGAAACTGCCCTGGCCGCTTTGGATGCTCTTCGCTCCCGTCTTGGGCATTCTATCAATCTATCTTCCGCATACCGTTCGCCTTACCACAATTCCAAAATCGGAGGCGCTCCGCGATCCAGCCACCTTGAAGGTCACGCCTTCGATGTCAGGTTGCAGGGGCGTGACAAAGAAACCATCCGCAAGGTAGCGGAACAGTGTGGGTTCAAAGGTTTTGGACTGCGATACCAAACATTCATTCACATAGACATGGGAAGACGGAGGCAATGGTAAATGATTGACATGATCATGTCCGTCCTGACCGGCGGAGCCACGGGCATACTGGGGTCCGTTTTGGGGAAGGCATTCAATTTCGTTGATATGTATGTCGAAGAGAAGAAGGCGGCCGGCGAACACACACGCACCATTGAGATGCATCGCCTCCAGGCTGAAC